CAATAAAATCGGCAGTCAAAGAGCTTGAACTCTTGTGCTACCTAAACAGGTCAGACAAGCAAGAACACAACGAGGATGGCACTTTTGCCGACTATGTTTGGACTACTGCTGACCCCTTCCAAAACCCCGATACGGTGAAACCCGCTAGCGGTAAACAGGACACAAAGAACACTATTACTAAAGAACAACAACCTATAAAGAATAAACAAGAGAATATATCCTTTGATAAATTCTGGGAGCTTTATCCTAAAAAGGTTGCCAAAGCTGATGCCCTAAAAGCCTGGAACAAGGCAATCAAAACCAAAACCGCTGAGAGGTTATTGAAGCTGACCAAAGCCTACGCTGAGGGAAAGTTGCCAGAGGATAAATACATTCCCTACCCAGCCTCATGGTTAAACAAAGAACTTTATGAGAGTGTTGAACTCGCTGAAGCTAAACCGTTGCCTAAGCTATTCATCGGGAGGGTCAAGTGACACAGTTTGAACAGTCAGTAATCGGATCAATCCTGCTGACCAATGGCAAGGCACTAGAGGAACTAACACTTAGTCCAGCAGACTTTGACGATCTTCAGAATGAGCGCATCTACAAAACCCTGCTAGAGATGAAGGCAGGTCGCCAGCCGATTGATGTGATGACAGTCGGTGCAGCTCTACCAAAACTTGCTAGCTATCTGCATGACATAGTTACAGCAACCCCAACAGCCGCATCGGTCAAGTTCTACGCCAGCAAGGTAATCGAGGAAGTCACTAGGCGCAGGTTAGCTATTGCCGGCACAATGATTCACAGCAAGGCACAGCATGAGGATTTAGCAACAGTCTTTGACACAGCCAAAAAAGAAATTGATGACCTCATAGATCGCAACTCAGCAATCCGACCAAGCTATGTTGCCGATGAACTATTGCCCTACATGGATGAGATAGACAAGCCAAAGCATTATCCAGAAAGCCCTTGGGAATTACTCAATGACATCATCACCGGATTCCGACCAGGTGCGCTTTACATTATCGGAGCAAGACCAGGCGTGGGTAAAACAATCATTGGCTTACAGATTGCTTGGGAACTATCTCGGCAAGGGCCTGTATCTTTTCACAGCCTTGAGATGGGAAAGACTGAGCTGTATAACCGAATCATCTCTAGCCAAGCTGAAGTTCCACTAAGTGCTATCGAGAAGGGCAACCTACAAGAGTGGATGTGGGAACGAATCCTAAAGGTAAGAACCCAGATACAAGAACACCGATTAGCTATTCACGACAAGTCAGGTCAGAACCTGTTGCAGATACGAGCATCGGCAAACAGCGTGAAGGGCAACGGCCAGCTTGAGGCAATAGTTGTTGACTACCTTGGACTGATTCAAGACACCGAAAAGGGTCGCAAGCGTTACGAGATGATTACCGACATCTCAATCGGCCTCAAGAACCTAGCTAGAGATTTGAATGTGCCGGTCATTGCACTAGCCCAGCTCAACCGAGGCCCAGAGCAGCGCAAGGACTCCGAGCCCGACATGGCAGACCTGAGAGATTCCGGTGGCATTGAGCAGGATGCCGATGTTGTTATCTTGCTTCACCGCAAGTCAGTTGATGAAGATCAGTTCGAGTGGCAAAAGAGCCAGATGATAATTAAGGTGGCTAAGAACCGACATGGTGGACTTGGAGAAGTTGCGCTCAGGTTCGAGGGACACCTTTCCAGAGTGATTGGGTAGGCTTATGGCGTGGATGACAATGTGGCCTTATGCTGCCGATGTGGAGCGACCTGGAAGGTCAACACGCATAAGCGCAAGCGCAAAGACCTCAAGTGCCAATCCTGTCGGATGCACCGAGCCTTGGTCATCAAATATGGGTCTGAGAAGTGCATCCCTTGGCAGGGTGAGTTTGACAAAGAAACCCTTGCTATTCCAGTCTTTGACGGCCAGCCAGTCCTACCTGGCGTACGATCTTGTGGACACCTTGACTGCACCAATCCCAACCATGTCATAGGCGACCACTAGAGTAAAACAACAAATCGAAAGGAAATAAAGAGATGGCAATCATCAAAGTAAAGGGCACAGTTACCAAGGTATTTTGGGAAGCTAAAGGCCTTATTGTTACAGAGTCATACACCACTAGATCGGGCGACACAATAGACAAGCAATACACAGTCTGGCTAAAGTCACCAACCACACTAGAGGTCGGTGACACAGTTCAAGTCGAGGGTCTGTTGTCAGTTGAGATTGAGGCTTGGATAAATCAAGATGGCTCACCAAAGCTAAACCGAGAAGGTCAGCCTGGTCAGTCAATCAAGGTAAGCATCAACAACCCTCAAGTAGTTCCAGCCGAGCCAATCAGCATCATCAAGGGAATCTTCGAGCCGACACACGAGCCAAGTCCCTTTTGAAAAATCTCCGTTGGCTAGTCCCTGCCCTCACCGCCGGCATACTACTGAACCTATCGCTTCAAGATAAAAGCGTTCTTGATGGTGTGGGACTGGCCTTCGGTTTACTTTATGTCTGGGCTGCCATAATGGGAGCATGGGAGCTGTATGGCAGAGGTAAGCCTTAGCGTTACAGGCGACCCAGCCAGCCAAGGATCACACGCCATAATGCATGGCAGGATTGTCCAGGTCAACAGCTCAAAGCACAAGGCATGGCGTAAGGCCATAGTCCAAGAAGCAATCGCTACCCTGCCGGATGACTGGCAACCAATAGACGAGCCATGTGAGCTTATCGTCAACTTCTATCTACCCAAGCCGAAGACAGTAGATCGCCAGCTCCCAAGCGTGTCACCTGACCTAGACAAGCTCATTAGGGCAGTAGGGGATAGCCTGACCGATTCAGGGGTGGTCATTGATGACAGCCGCATTGTCCGAATCTCAGCCCGTAAGCTCTACGCCGAGGGCATCGCGCCAGGGGCCACAATTCAGGTCAAAACCCTCAACTAGCCCTTTAGCCCGACACGCCGATAATCAGGGAAATTTGCCAAAATTGCCAGAAAAAGGCAAAAACTGTGCTATTCTTTTAGTACGGCCCAAGGGGGGCCAGAAAAGAGGCACCAAGTGAACACTTACACATACATCACAAGAGAGTACTTTGTTGGCGAATGGAGAGATGTCAAAGCTTCAATCGAAGCAAAAGCAGGAATGAAATTCGTTGTTGAGTGCATCTCAGAACTTGATAAAGCAATCAGATGTTTTGAAACTCATGAGCAAGCCAAAAAGTATGGACAAGCCTTCAATAGAAAAGCCGACAGAAAAGCAGTCGGCGCTTCTTACCAGATTATTGAGATGAACGCATGAAAACAACAATCCTGTACCTAATCTCACTAACCGGCATCTTGATTGCAAGCTGGCAGATTCAAGAGATACATCTGGGCTGGGGTTACACACTCGGAGTCGCAGGTTTGATCCTTGCTTTCTTTGTAGCAATCAACGCACTAACAAAGGAAACTCGCAAATGAATGAGCAGGAACTAGCTGAGCGCATTATTGCTGAGGCTCAGAAGTGGACAGAGATTCAGTTCACACTTCAAGATGGTGTGCCAGGTATGACGGCACAGACACGCAACGAAGCCAAGGCTCGCATTGAGCTAATCGAACACATCAAGCAAACCTACAAAGAAATGAGAGCAAATGCCTAACTACAATCCAGAGCCACTTGAGTTCGCAGTCAAAGACTTCCAGCCTCACCAGTACAACTTTGGTGTTGCCAAGTCTGACGGAATCTACATGGGCAGGATGCTAATGAAGAACGAGGTGCTAAGTCTTATCAAGGCGGCGTACCCAGTCCCAACCAAGGCAATCGCTAAGGTCATTGACATCGTGGACAACATTGAAATCTATGTTGACCCTCAATACAACATCTCATCGAGGTAGCCATGAGCCTGACACCTTACGCAGAGGGCTTTTATGCCGGCATCCGTTACCAGCGCGACAACATCCTTGACTTTGTATCTATCCACTTGGATCAGGGCTACATGGTTACAGCCGCGGACATTGTTGACGAAATCAACGGCCAGTATAAAAAAGACATGAACCAGCAAGTGGATGCCATGATGGATGGCAGCCTTGACAAGCTAATCCGCAACCTAGATGAGCTATCCTACACAATCAGCAACATTGAAAGGCAAGCACAGGAGATAGTTACCGAGGTGAATAAGAACCTATGAAGTCACCAATAAAAGGCATAGAGCTAAGCACCAACTTTGATGCCACAGTCCTCAGATACTTTGATGAGAACGCAAAGCTACTGCTCTCGAAGCACAATGACTATGGCCCGACCAACATCAGCAACGCACCTGGTGGACCTATCAATGGCCTAAGGGTCAGGATGCATGACAAGTTGGCAAGGATCAATCACCTGACTGATTCCGGCAACGCACCTGAGCATGAAGCATTGAGGGATTCTTTCATTGACCTTGCAAACTACGCAATCATCGGTTTGCTAGTCCTAGACGGAGAGTGGCCTGAGAAATGATTGGATGGCGACCTAACCGAGAAGAATCGCGAGCGCGGAAACTGACTGAGGCTTTTGGCAGAGGCTTTGCCAAGGGCTACCAGCAGGGCGCAAAAGACATGACTGAATATCTAACTGAGCAAGTTATCTACTCAATCAATCAGGATGCAGTCCTAAGAACCACAGTAGATGTTGACACCATCGAGCGAGTCGTTGAGATTATCGAGGCGGTGAGGGACATTGGCAAAACACAGAGCTGAGAGGCAACCGATCAACTGGCGCATCATGCGAGTTCATTGGGCATACAAGACACTAAGAATCAGGCGAGCCTTCTACACCTTCCTGTATAAGGTTTCAAGATGACTCACTTTAGTAACGCTGATGAGCGTGAAATCTTTGATGCAATCTTGCTACTCAAGGATGAGAACTTAGTCTGGTCAAGCGACCTAGAAGCAATCAGGCGCAACCTTGCCAGATTGTTAGAAAGAATAATGCAAGTCGAGTGGCACTACCTTGAGCCAGAAATCGGTGACTTGGCTCTAAACTTGATAAGAGAAACTGAAAGGGAAAACAATGCTCGAAGGACTAGCACCACAGGTGAAGAAATCATCTTGCAAAGTAAGAACAATCTTGGAAACTCTGGACACCAAGGATCAAGCAATTCTTGTCAATGCCATAAGTAATGACTCTTGGACAGCACCGGCACTAGCCAGGGAACTAACAGCTAGGGGCATCGCAATCAGCGAGAAGCCTATTCTGCTACACCGAAGGAAAGAGTGCAGCTGTGCTAGATAACTTGGAACCAGCACCAAAAGTAGAAACGCCTAAAGAGTACCGACCTGCCTTTGAGTTTGATGGCAACGAGGGTTGGGCCCAACTACCAGCAACATCAGGTGTACCTAGCTTTGATGACTTCCTAACCCAGCAGGGCTTTGACCCAGATGAGTTTGAGGTCACCGGCACACCACGCACATCACGCTGGCAACGCTATGACGGCGAGTGGCTATCAAGCTATCGCTTTACCTTTAGGCGCAGGGTCGCAAACCTTGACCTGCCATTGCTTTACTCGCAAGCCAAGAAAGCCTACAAGCCTAAGAAAGACTTCAGAACGACTTCTGAAAAGGCTCTAGTAATTCTTTGGTCTGACTTACAGGTTGGCAAGGTTGACCATCGAGGCGGCATTGAAGCCATGCTTGCAAGAGTAGAAGAAACAAAAGAAAAGCTAACTGCCCTGCTCAAGCGAGAGAAGCCAGCCAAGGTTATCTTTGTTGACTTAGGTGACACAGTAGAGGGCTTTGACAACACCGGTGGCAACCAGCTCCAGAGCAACGACCTTAGCCCAATGCAACAGGTTGACATCGCAACTACTTTGGCTTGGGATCACTTGAAGCTACTGGCACAATACAGCGATGACATCACTTACGCTTCGGTTGGCTCGAACCATTGTCAATGGCGCGTTAGGGGTAAGCAGCAAGGCACACCAACTGATGACTGGGGTATCCACATCGGGCGCACACTTGCAAGGCTGGCAAAAGAAACAGAGATGCCCATCAAGTTCTACGAACCTCAAAAGCATGACGAGTCTTTAGCCATAGACATCTTTGACGACCAGTTCCACATCTTAGGTATCTGGCATGGACACCAAAGCCCTAGACCTGACCAAGTGCCTACTTGGTGGCGACAGCAAGCCTTTGGTAAGCAACCTGTCGGGGATGCAACCATCGGTGTATCTGGACATTTCCATCACCTCAGAGTGCTAGAGCTTGGCTCAACCTCAAGGGGATCATCGCGCTTCTGGATACAGGCAAGCACTATGGACAACGGCTCAGGCTGGTGGCGATTGCGCTCAGGCGAGGACTCTGTGCCAGGCTTAGTGACCTTTGTGCTTGACAAGGGCGTTGACTTTACCGGAACTGTTTACAAGCTTTAGTTGCCAGAAAAGAGAGAGATGAAAATACTAAACCTTTATGCCGGCATCGGTGGCAACAGAAGGCTATGGGCTGGGGGGGGGTCACACCAAGTGACTGCCGTTGAGTATGACCCACAGATTGCTGCCGTCTA